TGAAGATCCGTGAGTTTTAACATTTTTTGCAAAGCATCTGTCATGTCGTGTACAGAGTCTTTCATTCTTTCCGCAGCATTTGCACTTTCTCTATAAGTTTCCAACATGTCTTTTGTAATGTTAGACGCTTTTGCAAGATTTTCTACCTCTGAACCTGTATATTGTGGTTTATCAGCCATAATTTATATGAATATAAATATATAATAAACAATACTTTTAATCATTTTCCTCTAGGATTCTTTGGACTAGATCCAGATCTATCAGAAGACTTTGATCCCTTTTCCATAGCTTCTTTTTCTTTTTCTTTGGCATCTATCAATTTTTTCAAATAAAAAATGCGTAAATACACAGGTAATTTATATACAATATCCTGTGTAAACGCACCTTGTGAATGATATGATAGACTAAATATCTGTTCGTGAATCAACAACTTATCTTCCGGAGTCAGGCCAAAAAAACTGTACCGTCAACGGTACACCTATCCTTTCGTCGTGATTACATTGTTCACATTTGAAATCAAAATTTAAATCAATATCAGGAGTTCTTTCTTTAATCAACTTTCTTAATTCAAAACTGTCTCTGGATGTCAATTCATTTTCAACAAATTTCTTTACTTCTGCCTTATCTGAATTTCCATTTACTGATACAATTGTATATCTTAATCTGGTAGTTACATCTGATGTATTACCAGTTTTAATCTTTTGTAACATCTTTAACTCGTTTTCAATTTGTTTTTCATCTCCTGAAGTTAATAATTTACATGTTACTGTTTTCTTACAATATGGTAGTTCCACATCAAATTGATTTGATCCTTGTGGATACTTTGTAACATCTACATCTTTATATTTCAAATCGCTTAAATTGAATGTACATTCATTATTTTCTCTACATGACGGACATTTAATTTGAAGCGGACCATAACTATCACCATAAGCAAATCTTCGGGTAGCTACAAATACTGCATTTTTATCACCCAACAACAAATCATCCAATTTTATATCTTTATCCACTATAAGTGATTCAATCAACTTATCCAACACAATACCTTTTTTGATATAATTTTGATTGGTAAGAATATCTTCTTCTTTTGCAGTCATCACCTTCAAATTAATAGTACCATTGCTCAATGGACTAGAACTATCATAAAAATGTCCATTGCTTGGCAAATCAACTATTTCAGACGGATATGTTGTTTCTTGTTTTGGTTGAGAAACATTTCCAGCAAATTGACTAGCTGGTTTTGTAATAGGAATTGTATAGTCGTCCATAAATTATAACTTTTAGTATACCAATATATAGTATAAAGTTATAATTTTTAATTTATTTAATTTAAGACGATTGAGATTGTTGTTGTGCTGCTTTCAATAAATCTGTTTTTGACTTTACAGTTTCTTTTGCGGTTTTCAATTCGTCATCCACTTTCTTTTTTTCTTCAGGTGAAGATGCCATTCTTTGTCTTGCACTTACTTCTTTTTCTTTATCTTTTGCAGATGATAATTCTATTTGTCTTTGTGCGAGTAAAGCATCATTAGTTTTTTTAACTGCTTGTTTTACATCAGACTCGTTTTCATTCAATATTTCATTGATAAGTTGTATAATACATTCCTTTATCTTTTTTTTAGATGTTGCCATACCTTGTTTAACCGCATCAAATAATTCTTTTGCTAATTGTGAATTATTTGGAACAGTACCCTTAAATGATTCAAAATCGTTATTCTTTACAAATTCTCTTGCCATACTAGCACTAACTCCTCCCACTCCTTCCATACCATCTTCTCTTTCACCACTACTAATGATATTTAAAACACCAAATCTAGGTGTTTTATCCATACCATTCCATGTGTTCAATAGTTTAGTAAATTCTGGAACTCTATCACTACCACATACAAAGGTTGCATCAGTATAACCATTTGCCTTTAATTTATCTGCGGCTTGTAAAACATTTTTAATTGATACATCATATACAATTTTATCTTGTATATCAGGAAATAGTTTCTTTAAAAAATTGACCTTGGTTTGATAATCCAATGGATTTTTATCAGGATCCTGGGATTGACTTGTAAAAATATAAAAATCACCACCATCTGATGCGTCAACTACAGTATCAATTAACTTTTTATGTCCTACCGTAGGAGGATTGAATCTACCAAATGCAAATGCTACATGTTTCTTCATATACAATAAATATCCTTGTATAAAATAAAAAATCCCTCTAATTTTAGTTAGAGGGATAAAAAAAATATAATTTGAATCAATATTGTAAAATACAATAATCTACGCTTAAAGTTAAGCTAATTGTCATAGCTTCACCACTGTCACCCCAATCCAATTCGCCGAAATCTGCACTAGTGATAAACGCACCTTTAAGTGTCCATTCTTCTACTTTATCACCAACAGGTCCAAGAACATTGATAGTCAAATCTTTCTTATAAAAATCACTGTAACCATCACGCCCAGTAACAGATTCGTGACCAAGACGAATCCACTCCATAACTGCTTGCGCACCAGATGGTACGATTGGATCATATAGTTCAATTGTTATATCATCCCAAGTGGTTTTACCTTTATAGTATCGTTGGACATTGATGTGGTCAAGAGTCTTCTTTTCGCTTTTTGGGGATGGTCTCTTACATTTCTTAATTAAGAAACTTGGAATACCGTCACAGTACAAAAGAAACCTGTTTTTAACTTTGGGTTCAAATGTTGTAAAGAAGATCTCGTTGCTATTTAGTAGGTCTGCCATAATTGTTTATTCCTTTAGATATAAATATAATAATAAATTAAAATAGGTTGACAAATTTTCAACTATTTGTATAATTTGCTTAAGCATAGCGCTTGATGCGCTTTTAATTGTTTAAACTTTGCGATTTATCATATAAGTTATTAATTGCTGATTTTAATTTTTCTATATAATTCCTGTTTCTTAAGATCTTAAATACTAAGTTTTCAGTGCTTAATTCTCCTGATTTATCTAAACCTGCTTGGCGCATATCATAAACATCTTTAACAATTGATTTAAGCTTCTCAATATTTTGCGCTTTAATAGCAGAATTTATTTTTCTAACTGTATCATTATATTTTTCTTGAATTTTTTCTTTATCAATTTTAATATTTTCTTTTTTTGGTTCACTTAGCCATTTATCTTGCATAAGTGAATACACACCTGTTGATCTATTTTCTTTAGTAACATCTTGAATATAAACTTCAACATTGTGTTGTTTTACATGTATATCATGATCATCATTCCATTTTGATTTAAGCGCATTAACTAATTTTTCAACAAGTTCTACATTTTCGTCTACATCTTTGAAATTTATAACAACATGTACATCAAAGTCACTTGTATCTGACCAGTTATAATTTGCTAAGCTACCCACGAACAGTATATCTTTTAAAGGCGCATCAGTTTCTGTATCTGCGTAGAAGTCTTTGCCTATTTGCAGTAGTTTTTCTTTAATTTCCGGGTTTAATTTAAAATTATCCCAGATAACTGGATTTAGTGTATCGTTGTAGAGTCTTACCTTCATATTTTTATTTTGGCCTTTAGTTCATCTATGGCTTGATGTGCGTCTGTGAAAATGATACCATTACCACCTGCAGCAATAAATGCTTCTACATTGGGTGATAGATCGTCTATTAAGATACTATTTGCAGTTGCGTGTTTGGCTTTACTTTTACCTGAATCGCTGAATATAATAGATACAGGTCCAGTCCAATGTGTTCTTAACCAGGATCGTTTACCAAATTCTATATTTTTTATATAGTCTATAGCTTCTTGACGGGGGTAGTTTCGTAGTATTTGTCCTGCGCTTGTACTTGTTAAGAATTTTAGATTAAATCTACCATCTGTTGTGATTGAATTTACTTCTTTTTTGAAATAATCAAATTCTGGCATTGGTGGCATATTTGACCAGAATTCTTCTTTTTCTTTTATTATTACATTCCAAAATTCTTTTGTACCATTTGACGATTCAAATTCTTTTGGTGTAGTATTTGTTAACTTTTCAAATTGTTTTTCAAAGTCACATATTACTCCGTCCATATCGCAATAGATTGTTAGTTCAACATTATTTTCCAATAAATTTGCGTCAAAGATTTCTTTAACAATGGACTTCAATTTTATCATATATAATAAATATTAATAATTTAATGTATATCACCAAACATTTTAAAATTCTAATTTAGTATATTTTTGTTTTACTGCAAGACATGCATTAAGATAAGTTTGTAACGCTTCATTATCATTTTTAACAATAGCGTCCAAATAATTTGCCATTGGTGGATATGCATTTTTACGAATATCTGATATGGTTCTTACAACAACTTCTTCGTTTATTGTTAATCCCCATTGTTGGCAATATGTAAAATCGTATCCATTGTAACTAGCGAATGGTTCAAGTGCTTCATAATTTGTTTTGGATAGTACCAAGAAACTAGAACAATCTTGTGTTTGTGCAATGATTACAACATCATCAACTTGTTTTCTTTCTTCTGGTTTACCGAATAACAATTCAAAATTTTGGGATGGTAATTTATAAAGTTTCATATTATTCTATTAACTTTGGTTCATTTATGTTGTTTAATTTTAACGCATCAACAATATCTTTTTGTTCTAGCAATATTGTTTCTTTTGGTACTAATCCGATTAGTTTTAAAGATTCTAGTGTTTGTGGATTGCTCATTGCGTTTAGTAATTTGGCTGGTGATGGTCTACCATTGGCAATAATTTCTGCTTGTATTTCCCGTCCAATTGTTACGGTAAATTCGTTATTAGCATTTGCTTCAAACATTTGATCATCTGTATAACCAGGTATTCTGGTGGGTTCAACTATTGTATATAATTCAGCCATTAACTGTTCTAAAATCTTTATTTCTTGACGGTTTAATTCAAATGCGTGTTTTTGATCATCTAGATGTGATTCAAGTTCTAATATTTCCGCTTCTAAATTTAGAATTACGTGTGGTAATGCTGGTAATTCTTTTAAATGTTTTAGCTCTGCTAATTTAGCTTTATATTTTATATCAGCAACAGTTTCCAAAACAGCTGCTCTTTTTCTACCCACAAGAAAACCTTTTAATGTTTTTAACTTTTCCCACGGGGTACTGCCTATCACTTGATAACGATAATTAAATTCTGAATTCAAATTTGATGCCATATGTTTGTTTAATATATATTGTTTATGTTGTTTATGTCGTCGAATAACCAGCTGCTGCTAAATCGCTTCTAGCAGT